GACCTCCGGCACCTCGCTGTTCTCTTCCGTGTTGGTCGGGTTGGTGATCGGTGGCTTCCGATCTTCCATGTAGGCCAGCTTGCAGCCAACCGACAGCGTGGTTTCACCCCTCCCGCCGAGCGCCAGGGGGTTGATGCTGCTGCTCAGCACCCGCAGCCGCCGCGGCACCCGCGCGATCCAGCGCTGGCCATCGGAATAGGCCAGGTCCACTGCAGTGCCGGCCGCCACCTGCACCACACCCAGCAGCACCACGGTGCCGCGCACGGTCACCACACCGCTGCCCTGGATGTGGCTATCAGCCAGCGTGGCGGGGGTCTCCGGGCTCAGCTGGCCCAGGTTGCACCACGCATAGGCCCTGGTGTCGATCGTCATCTCAACCTCGCACCTTCACCAGCGTCAGCCCCACGTCGTAGGTGAGGGCCAGCGCACCGCCGTTGGCGCGCATCACGGCCGTGGGCCGCGTCCAACTGGTCGGGAACCAACTGTTCGCCGCTGGTGTGGTGGCGATCGTGGTCTTCACCCAGGTCTCGAGCAGCACCAGATGGGCCGGTGTGACCCAGCCCTCCACCTCGCGCAGTTCCTGCAGCGCCAGGGGGCCGCTGATCACATGCGCGGCCGCAGGGTTCAGCTCCAGCTGCGGCAGCCCATCGAACGTGTCCGGCCGTGCGGTGAGGTTGATCGTGGCGCCGCCGAGGGCCAGCGTGCCGAGGTTCAGCGGGTTGGTCTGCTCCGCCTGTTCTTCCTGCTGCCGCAGGATCACCGCCAAGGCCTGGGTGGCATCCACCAACGACACCGACACCTTGGAGAAAGGGCCCACCTGGGTGATCGAGGGGGCATCACTGAACCAGCACGCCCGGGCGGTGCTCCAGTCGAAGCCGGGCCCGCGGCCGCTCACAGCCACCGTGGAGCCAACGGTGCCGGTGAGCTCTGGTGCATCCTCCGGCAGCCGCGCGCTGTTCCATGCCCGCCAGAGCGCGAGCAGTGAATCCGCCTGGTCTGCCAGCAGCAACCCCGATGCGCTCAGCCCCTCGGCCACCTGCCCGCGCTGCGCATCGGTCGCATCAAAGGTGAGGGGATGCTCAGCCAGGTTGGGGTAGGTGAAGCTGCTGCCGCCGTAGCTGATGGTGATCGGCAGTGGGGTGGCTGGCATCAGGTGGTGCGGTGGCGAGGTTCAGCTGAAGCCCTGGAGGCTGCGGATCAGGCCGGCATTGCCTGGCGTGTGGATCGTGACCCTCCAGTCCCGTGCTGCGAGGCGGTCGATTGCTGCCCCCAGTTTTCCGAGCAGTGCGCCCTGCCGCGCAACGGCAGCGGTGAGACCGCGCATGCCATCACCACTGCGCGCCACCTGCTGGAGCACAGCACCACCGCCGCGGGAGCCGCCACGGCCTGCCCGGCCGCCGCTGCCCCCGAAGGCTCCTGCCATCGCCAGCTGCTCGGTCATCCCCGCCGGCAGCACCACACCGCGGCTGGGGGGCCGCCACATGGCATTGCGGGCGCGATCGATCAGCGACAGCCGCCCGGAGGCGCTGAGCAGCGATTCCTGGCCCAGCTCGTTCACGCGGTAGCTGGTGCCGGGCTCCACCGGGCCGCCGGCCCAGCGGGCCTGTGGTGTCGCTGCGATCTTGGTCAGCGTGCCCAGCAGCGCCTGGGCGTTGGTGTTGGCGTTGGCGTAGCCACTGGCGAGGGCCTGGGCGGCATTGGCGGTGCTGTCGGTGGTGGTCTTGGCTTGGGTCAGGGCATCGGAGATCCCTTTCACCGATGAACCGCTGAACAGCGCATCACGGTTCACCTGCTGGAGCTCATCGCTCACGCCACTGGTGCCACGTGCCGCTTGATCCAGCTGGTTCAGGGGGCCCTGCAGCGCACGCTCCCACCCCTTGGTGATCGCCTCAGCGCGCTGCGTGTTCGCGGTGCTCTGCTGCTGTGCGTTGAGCGTCTGGCGCTCCATGCCGAAGATCTGGCTGAGCACGGCAAAGCGGCCGGCTTCTGCGCGCTCCTGCTGTTGAGCGAGGCCAACGGCCTGCTGCTGCAACACCACCTGCTGCTGCAACACCTGGCGTTGCCCCGCGCTGAGGTTGGGGTCCACCAGCTGCTTCTGCAGCTCCAGCAGCCGCTGTTGCTGGGCGATGGTGTTCTGCGCTGCCGAGCGCTGCGCAGACTGCGCCTCAAGCAGCTGTTGCGCCTGCTTCAGCTGCAGCACCTGCCGCTCGATCTCAAACCGCCTTGCAGTGGCCTGGATCTGCGCCGCCATGGAGCTCTGCTCACGCTGCTGCACCTCTGCGCGCAGGAAGGCGATGTCGCGCTCCAGGCCGGCCGCTTCACGGGTTGATCCACCGCGTTGCCGTGCAAGCGCCAGCTCGCGCTCGGCAGTGGCGATCGCGGCGTTGTCCCGGGTGTTCTGCAGGTTGAACCGGCTCTGCACCAGGGCCGCCTGCGCCTGCTGCAGGCCCAGCTGTGCTTCGAGGATCTGCTGCTGCCCCCGCAGCCGGGCGGCCACCTGCTCGGCGCCCTGCTTCTGCAGGCCGATCGCGGTGCTCTCCAGCTCCAGGCGCTGCACGGCGAGGTCATAGACCCGCTGCCAGCGCTGCACCGCCGCCTCGGCGCCCTGCACCTGCAGGTCTGCAATCTCGCGATCCAGCTCTGCAATCTGCTGCTGGGCTGCCACGGCCTGATCACCGGTCAGGCCCTTCAGGCGCTGGATCTGCGCTTCACGCTCCAGCCGTGCTTCGGTGATCGCCAGCTGGCGCCGCTCTTCCTCGGCCTCTTCACGGGTGAGCGACCCGAGGGCCTGGCGCTGGCTGATCTCTGCTTCGCCCTGGGTGCGGCGGAGCTTCACCAGGGCCAGCCGGCGGCGCTCGATGTCTTCGGCGGTTTCCTGCGCGGCGTTGTTGGCCTGGGTGGCCTTGGTGTCGGCTTCCGTCACGCCAGCCTTCGCCCGGATCCCAGCCGCGAGGTTGGCGGTCGCCCGCGCTTCGGCATCCAGCGCATTGGCGCGCGAACGCATGTTCTCGGCCAGACCAGTGTTGCCCTTCAGCTCTTCTTCACCAGCGGAAGCCCGCAGCTGTGCCGCTTGATTTCGACCGGCTTCTGCAAGGCGCGTGAGCTGATCCGCCAGCTGCTTCGCCTTGGTCTTCTGCTCATCGCTGATGACACCAGACCGCTGCAGCTCTTGGTAGAACGCCATCGCACCTGCCTGTGCAATCCCGAACGTCCCCTGCAGCCGTTCAACCTCCTGGCCTAGGCGGATCAGGGAGTAGCCTTCACCGGCAGAACGGAAGAGTTCATCGATTGCGCCACGGCTTTCTACTGCCTTGACTGCATTTTCGCCCAGTGTTTCATTCAGCTTGCCGACTTCATCGGCAACCGTCTTCTGCGTCTCTGCGAAGTCCTTGCTGATGTCGTTGGCGCCGCTCAGCACGTTGTTCCAAACCACGATCGCGCCAGCGACGGCAGCAGCGGCGACAACGAACGGCAGCAACGGCGCCACCGCAGCCCATGCCCCCGCGGCAAACGCCTTCAGGCTGGTGAGCAGCGCACCGCTGGCGATCGACTGGCCCAGCAGCACCATCGCCGCTGCCCCGTTCTGCGCCGCCATCACCACGTTGGTCCTGATGGCGGTCGCCAGCGCCCCGAACGAGATCTGGGTGGTGTTTGCAGCCACCATCGCCGCGATCATCCGGGTCCAGGCGGCACTGGCAAACGCCATGTCGGCCGCCAGCTTGCCGCGCAGCACCGCGCCGAGCGACAGCAGGCCCTGGATTGCCGATTGCACCTGCGTCGTCGCCAGCGCCGCCTGAAACAGCAGCAGGCTCACCCGTGCCGCCGCCAGGCCGCCCACCAACAGGATCAGCGTTGCACCAACCTGCTTCACCGGAGTAGGCAGATCTGAAATCGCGCCCACCACCGCCTTGGCGGCCTCAACCACCACGATCATTGCCGGCGCGATGGCGGCACCGAAGGTCTTGCCGAGGGTGTCAAGCCCGCCCTTCAGTTCCTCGATCTTCTGCTTCAGGCCAGACATCGCCTCCCGCGCCGTGTCCGCTGCGCCCTTGGTGTTGGCCATGGCCGCCGACATCTTCTTGATCTCGGTCTCGCTCTGGCCCAGCAGCGACAGCCACTTCGTGCCGTCGTCTTCCCCACCGAACAGGTCTGCCGCCAGCCTGACCCTGGCCGATGGGCCCAGCTTGTCGAACGCCCCCTTCAGTGTGAGCAGCGTCTGCTCCATCGGCTTGAGGGTGCCGTCAGCCTCGTAGATGTCGAGCCCAAGGGTCTTCATCACCTTCGCGGCGGCAGCCGCCTGGCCGGTCAGCTGCTTCATCCCGCCACCGGTCTGCGGTGCTGCACTGGCCAGCTTCGAGAGGCCGTTCCGCAGCGTCACACCAGCTTCAGAGGCATCGATGCCGGTGTTTGTGAGCAGGCCGGCGGCCACCGCCAGCTCTTCCACGCTCACCCCCAGGATCTTCGCCACCGGAGCGGCGTACTTGAACGCCATCCCGAGCCCGCTCACGCTGGTGGCCGAGGAATTGGCGCCCTGGGTGAGGGCATCCACCACCCGTTGCGCATCCTTCGCTTCGAGGCCAAAGCCCTTCAGCGATGCGCCCACCACGTCACCCATCTGGGCGTAGCCGGTGCCGGTGGCCTCCGCACCGCGCACGATCGCCCCCAGGCTCTGGGTGGCCTGGTCCACCGTCATGCCGCCGCGCACCAGTTCCGTGAGCAGCTGGGCCACCTCGATCTGCGTGCCGGCCGCTTCGACGCCGACCCTGTCCACCGCCCTGGACAGCTTCTCGTAGCCGCCCTGCTCACCGCCGGCCGCCGCCGCCTTGCGGATCTCGGCATCCAGGTCCGCAAACCCACCCACCAGGCCCTTCAGCACGCCAGCAACCTGCCCGCCGAGCTGCAGCACCGACGTGGTGAGCACATTGCTGATGCTGAACGCCACGCCGGTCACGGCGGCATCCATCAGGTCGAAGCTGTCGGCCGCCTGCTGGCCCGTGCGCTCCGCCTCTGCCGCGAATGCCTTCAGCTCGCGCTGCGAGGCCCCCAGCTCCGCATTCAGCCGCCCCAGCTTCTTGAGCGTGGCCTCAGGGATGATCTCGCCCTTCGGGCTCTCGAACTGGAGCGTGGTGCGGTTGAAGGCCAGGCCGACCTGTTTCGCCGCACGCTCCGCCCGGGCGACCAGATCATCGAGGCCCTTCTGCGCCTGGTTGTTGATTGCCTGGCCGAACACCGACCCGCTGGCCTGGCCCGCCTCTTCCAGCTGCCGCTGCAGATCCTTTGCGTTCTCCAGCAACAACCTTGCGCTGATGTCGAGATCCGCCACGGTTGCCCTACCTCTGAGGGTGAGTTTTCCGCCCCTCGCTCTTTACTGCTGAGCTGGCCTACCTTCTCGGCTGAACAGCTCTCACGGTCCACTGCTGCCATGACGAAACGACGAGCGCCGTTGCGCCTCACTCCGCTCGACTACGTGGTAGCTGGGTGCGCCACTGTTGCGACTGCTGCCCTGGTGGTCGGCTGGCTGGTGCCGATGGTGCAGGACCAGCTCCACACCTGGCCGCCAAGCGCTGATGCCACGCTCCGCCGTTGCAGGGATGCCGTGAAGCGTGAAGCGCTCAAGATCCAGTGGCGCCCCTACTGGAAGCACGTGGAAGACAAGCCCAGGGCCGCCAGCCTGCTGAAGGACCCGATCAACACCCGTGAGGTGGTCGTGAGCTACCGCGCGCAGGACAATGCCACCGGTGATCTCTACCAGACCTGGGCAATCTGCACGATGAAGCCCTCAGGCATCAAAATCATGCTGTTCGATGATGTGCGCGAGCTGATGAAGAGCTGATCTCAGATCACCAGCACCGGGCAACGCCACCGCACCGCCTGTTGGTGCAGCCCCACCGTGAGCCCCGGCACGCTCACATCCGCAGCGCTCGCCCCCGGCAGCAGCTTCTGCACACGCCGCACCACCGCCTCCAGCTGCATCGCCCCGCCGGCCGTTGCGGGCTCCCACTGGGTGATCGCCAGGCTGATCGTTGGGTTCACGATCACCTCACCGCTCACGCACGGCACCGGGTCGTCGGCGCCCACACGCCACACCACGATCTCCACGCCGCGGGCGGCCACCTCAGGCCCCAGGTCTTCGTTGCGCCAGAGGTGAGCGATCGCCGGCCGCGTCTGCCCGTTGCTCCACAGGTAGCTGCCGACCAGTGGCGCCATGGTGGCATCAGCAGCCAGCAGATCAAACACCGCCAGCGAGCTGGTTGGAAGACTCGATCCCATGCCCTCAGCTTTCCCCCGGGGAAACCTCAGCGCAACAACCTGCGAACGAGCACGCCATGCAGCTGTCCACTGCGCAGTCGTTCGAGATGGAGCGGATGCGGCGCACCATCAATGACACCAGCGACCCTGCAGCGCTGCGTGCGCTGTGCCGCAAGCTGCTCGAGGCCTGGATGTCGCAGAAGGCCGCCACGCAGTGGGCGATGCGGCAGCAGCTGGGGCGGCCGTCGCAGATCGCGCGTGATGCCGCCCAGGCCCTGCTGCAGCAGAACGGGGGCACCCCCGGACTGGAGGCACCCCCGAAGCGACCCGCTGCATGACGCCCAGGGCGGGGGAGCAGAAGCCCTCCCGCCAGGACCTGGAGCATCAGGCGATCACGTTGTCCACGATGGTGCGCAGCGGGCCCACCACGTTGAAGGTCGCGGTCCACTTGCTCAGCGCACCGGCATCACCATCCTCGCCGAAGTTCTCGACCCGGATGAAGCCGTACTTCTGCTCCACCGTGCCGCCGGGGCCGATGCGCAGCATCTTGGCGATCAGGCCCTCAGCGGTGTTCCGCTCCGACAGGCAGGTCAGCAGCTTCCAGTCCACGTTCTTGTGAGCGCTGAGGCCACTCACGGAGGCGGAGAAGCTGTTGCCGGTGGCGATGTTGATCTGGGTGCCGAGGGTCACGGCATCGAGGGTCAGAGCACCATCGGTGGTGGTGTCCATCGAGAACGGGATCCCGGTGAGGCTGAGCACGCGGATCGGCTTGTCGGTGCCGTCCAGCTTCTGCAGGCCGGTCTTCACGCTGCCGGTGTCGGCACCGCTGGTGATGTTGGCGCCGGTCTGGGCGTAGGTGAAGGTGGTGGTGGTGGGCGCCGAGGCAACCACGAACGACCCGTTCACACCAGCGTTGGTGGTCGCGGTCACCTTCACCTTGTCGCCAGTCGCCAGGCCGTGAGCGGCGGAGGTGGTGATCGTGACCACGTTGGTGGCCCGGGCCACATTGCTGATGGTCAGTGTCTGCTGGTCCACGAACAGCTCGAAGGTGCTGCCGGTCCCGCTCCAGTTCACCACCTTCGGCCCGGAGAGGGCATTGGCGGAGTTCAGGAAGGTCGTGATGTCGGTTTGAGCGGTCTCGAGGTCGTCCAGGTCCATGGCCGAGAAACGCATCGGCACCAGATAGGTCTGAACATCGAGGACCGCCGTGTAGTTCTGGGCGCCCGCGGTCATGGTTGGATCTCGTCGGATGAGGGTTGCCCGAGTTTTCCGCTCACCAACGGCAGCACTGCACCGGCGCGTGCTGCAACTGCCACCCGACCGATCAGGGCCGCCGGCACGGTGAGATCGACCCGATCGCCGTCTTCGGAGTAGAAGGCCCGCTGCTGCCCGCTGGCGCTGTGCTCTGCGATCAGGAACCCGGCCCAGTGGTCGGCATCAGGCCGCCATGGCGCGAGCAGCAGGGCATCCTCGGCGGCGAGCACCAGGCGCTTTGGCAGCTCATGGCCCTGCCCGGCGCGCTGCAGGTCTTCGCACCATGGTCCGATCGCATAGGCCGGCAGCAGATCACGCCGCAGCAGTTCCTGCAGTGCAGCACCAGCGGCTGCCGGTGGTGATGGCTTCTCGGCCACATCAGCGAAGAAGCAGAAGTCGAACAGCTCGAACGGCTTGCTGCGGCGCTTGCGGTCGCGGTTGGCCTCAGCCTCCAGCCAGGCGATCTGTGCGGTGCTCAGCTCTGCCCAGTGGAGCTGCTGTCGCCGCCGGCGCTCACCTCGGTCGAGGGCTTCAAGGACGAAGGGGACCGGGAGGAACGGGAACGCTTCACGGGAGAAGGTGCTGTCGCCGGGGTAGAGCTCCTGGCAGCGCCAGAACGCTTCGGCCCAGTTGGCTGGGGCGGCATCGAGTGTGCCGGCGGCAGCTTTCCCAGATCCACCTCCAGCTGCGCCAGCTGCGCTTCCACATCCTGCGGTTCGATGCCGGCCATTGCGGCCTCTTCCTGCTGCTCGAAGCTGTGGATCGCATCCCGCAGGGGAGCAGGCAGGGCCCTGGTGTCATCGTCGCTCCAGTCCTTACAGCCCTCCAGCCGGTAGCGGATCACGGCAGTGCAGCGCCGCAGGACAAGCAGGCTCGAGAGGTCGATCACATGCCGCACCAGCGGGCCAATCAGCGCCGCATGCCGGATCCGCGCATCGTGCTCCTCTGGCGTCAGCAGCACCCGCACACCCATGGCGCTGGACTGGATGCGGGTGACGGTGTTGTAGGCCTGGGTGGGCGCCCAGTCTTCAGCGGCTGCGATCACGTTGGCGACGCGGCACGTTTCGACGTAGATGCTGTTCTGCGGGTCAACCCCTGTGATCAGGTCCTGCTCCCCGGTCAACAGGAGGCCGTAGCGCGGGAACCGGAGGATGCCGACCTGCTCATTGCCAACCTCTGCCCAGGCGTCATCACGAACGGCAGGCTGCTGCACAAACGGCAGCGACTGGTAGGCGCCGGTCATCGTTGTGTTCTCCACGCTGTGCGGAAGTTTTCCCGGAACTGCGCCTGCAGGTCGTAGGGCGTGATGCCGGGGTAGCGCTCGATGCCGAGCACAGCAGTGACGAACGGCCTGGGGGGCAGGAACACCCGCTCCTTGGTGCGATCGCCGAAGGGATAGATCCAGGCGCCGTTATGCACCGCCGTGGCGTAGTTCAACACGAACCTGTAGTGCGCCAGGGTGCTGTTGATCGTGACGGACCCTGAGGCGCGCAGCAGGCCGGAGTCCACGATGTTGCGGGGCGATTCACCACGGGGCCAGCTCCAGACCTTGGAGCCCATGGTGTCGAGGATCTCAGCGAAGGCTTCGTTGAAGACGATCTTGGCGGCTGCGTCAGCTGCTGCGCGCGCGCGTGCTTCCACGCCGAGGTTGACGCGAACGCTGGTGCGGGCTCGAACCCTCATCGGTTGACCGCGAAGACCCCGCTGAACTCATCGCCGGCTTCTGCAGCGACCAGGGCATCAATGCCGCCGGTGCCGGAAAGGCTGTGGATGGTGACCCAGCCTGGGGTGCCGCCGGTGATGGTGGGCAATGCGGTGAGGGGCCCTTCCCAGGCCTCCAGCTTCTCGCCCGCGCGGAGGCCAGGTGGGCGGAGGCCGGTGTCGTTCCACGGCCAGCTGGCGCCGGCCTGCAGCCAGGTGGCACCGGCGGGGAGGATCGCCCAGCGGGTGATGTTGCCGCTGAGGGCCTGCTGGCCGATCTCCAGGCCCCCGGCTTCGGTGCCATCACCACCTGCGGAGAGCTCCGCGAAGGCCTCGATCACCACCAGCTCCACCGCTGCGGGCCGTGGGCCCTCACGAAGGGAGGCGGGCGGAGCGGAGGGCCTGCGGAACAGGAGGCGCAGGTTGGCGTAGGGGGCAAAGGGGGTCATGCCTCGGTTTTCCCTCTGTCACCACTTCGCACGGTCTGCCCAGTACGCCGCGCTGAGCTTGCCCTTGGCGATGTTGTCGGCATGCCGCGCCTTGAACGCTTCGCGCCGTGCCTTGGCCGCCTTGCTCTCACCCTCTCGCGGCGGGCTGCCGCTCACGCCCTGCTGCCCGAAGCGGATCAGCTTCACCGTGGCGCCTTCCTTGGCCAGCACCGCATGGCTCTTGGTGGCATGGCCTGGTGTGCGCTTGGGCTTGTTGTAGCCCTCGAATCGCTCGCCTCGGTACTCGATCATCGCTGCGCTGCAGTCGCCCTGGGCCGCCCTGAGCTTTCCGGCCGCCCTCAGCTGCCCTTGCGCCGCCGCTTCGGCTTCGGCTTCCGTGGTGGGTTGCTGTTGCTCGGGCCTGGGTTGATCGTGTTCGCCGGCTTCTTCCGCCCCAGCGTCCTGGTCTTGCCGGTGAAGGCCAGCTGGGTGCCGTAGAGCTGCAGCGCACGCTGGCCCACCCTGCTGCCGCCTTCCGCCAGCTTCCGCGCGCGGGCTGCGCGAGCCCGCACCACATCCTCGCCGCGGCGGATCGACTGGCCGCTCATGCTGCGCATCTGCATGCGGCCAATCTCGCCCTCGATGCCAGGCCGCAGCCGGTCCTGGAAGGGGCGGGCGTTGAAGCGATCCATCTGCCGCCGCAGCCGGGCAGAGCGATCCGTGATGGAGCGCATCTCATCCAGGGCCGGCTT